GCAGCCGATACCTATGCAGGTTCACTTGCTAAATTAACTGTTGCAAGTAACAACGCTAAAGAGACTATTGGACAAGGGCTTGTCGATGCCTTAATGACAATCACTAACTCTAATACGACAGATGAGTTCATTGCCAAGATCGACAAAGCAGCGCAGTCAATTGCGAACTTTGTTCGTGAAACAGGCGAGTTCATCAAGATCACCAAGTCAATCTTTGACTTTAAGAATCTTTCATTCTTTGCACCTTCTGGCGGATTGTTCGGTGATGGCAAGGGATTCGGTAACATCTCAATGACTGTATCCTCACAGGATACTCAGAGAGCAGATGCCATCGCTCGAAAGAACGCTACAGCGATCACAAAGCTTACAAAGGAACAAGCAGCAGCACAGGCTAAGATTCTTAAAGATAAGAAACTTGGCGCGGCTATCGACAAGGCTAACCTTGCTCTCAACAAGGGCAACGAACTCTTTGACATGGACAAGATCCAGATTGCAGCAGCTCTTACATCTCAGGCTCAACAATTAGGCAACGCAACAAGCGCAGCGCAGGTCTTACAGATTGCTAACGATACTGCTCGCCTCAATGTCAAGAAGTCAATCCTTGCCCTAGAAGATGCTATTGCTGCTAAGGATGAAGCAGCCATCATTGCTGCAACTGCTAAACTCAATGCAGATCTCAAAGTGCTTGGCACACTAGGTATGCAGAATGTAAAGCTTCAGGACATTAAATCAATCCTTGAAAGCCTAAAGCCTAAAGACCTTATCAACATCACTAATCTTGAAAACGCCCTTCGCCTTCTTCGTGAGATCAATCTTGCTTCGACTGGATCAACTAAGATTCCAACAAGCGCATCTTTAGGCTCTGGAATCCCAGCAGGTGATTACATTGCGCCTATCTCAACAGTCGGTGGCTCAATCGAAGCGATCCTAGAATACGCAGATGCGGCAGCAGCTCGCGCTAATGCCTTTGCAGACTTGCTAGACATGGAGAACGCATCGGCTGCAAGCCAGATGGCTTCTACTCTAGATCTAGAGAGCATTGCTCGCTCATCCCTATTGCAGGGTCTAGCAGGTGGAGCAGGTGTGTCAGGTGCGGTAAGCGGATCACGCTATGCAGCACAAGCTGCTAATGCGTATAACATTACAATCCAGACAGGCATTGGAGATCCTAACGCTATTGCTGAGGCTATTGACAATGTGCTTCGTGAGGCGCGAGACAGAGGAACGCTAACAGCAGTATGACATGGCTTCCAGAGTGGCGAGTTACAGTAGGTGATGATGTCTATACGACTGTCACCTCTGTTTCCTATGCCTCTGGTCGCTTAGACATCGACAGACAACCCACAGCAGGTTACTGCCGAGTAGAGATCATCAACACAGACAATTCACCTTTTACCATCAATGTCACAGAGCCAATCACTTTAGAGCTAAAGAACTCATCTGGCACTTATGTCACAGTCTTTGGCGGAGAAGTATCGGACTTCAACATTGGTGTCAGAAGCCCAGAAGAATCAGGCTATGTGACCACAGGCACGATCTTGGGCATTGGCTCACTTGCCAGATTGACTAAGGCTATTTATAACACAGCACTTGCAGAAGGTTTAGATGGCGCACAGATTGCAGCCATTCTAGGCGCAGCTCTTAACTTATCTTGGGCAGAAGTGACCCCAACTGTGACATGGGATACATACCCAGCAACTACGACATGGAACGATGCAGAGTCTTATGTCGGTGAAGTCGATTCTGGCTTCTATACGATGATCGCTGTTGCAGCTAGTGCTTCTGTTAAATCTCAAACCCTTGCAGATCAGATTGCCAATAGCGCGCTCGGAGCAGTTTTTGAGGAAAAAAATGGAGATGTTAGTTATGCAGATGCAGACCACAGATCTAACCTGCTTGCAGCGAATGGCTATACTTTCCTCAATGGGGCTTATGCAACACCAAGCTCTATCACTTCAACAACTCAGACTGCTCGCATCCGTAACAGCCTTATCTATCGCTACGCCACAGGATACGGATCAACCTACAGCACCTCAGATTCCGACTCTATAGCCTCGTACGGACTCTTTGAGCGTTCATTCGACTCTAACATCAAGAACCTTGCAGACATTACTGACATCGCCTCCAGAGAGCTTAATTTAAGGCGTAGTCCGAGAGAACAACTAGGTGTGATTACTTTCCGCCTAGATAACCCAGACATCGGCAATGCAATGCTTGACAGCCTTATTGGGATCTATTTTGGTCAGCCTGTCCTTATCAATAATCTGCCTAGCAACTTACTTGGTGGAACTTTTGAAGGCTTTGTTGAGAATGTCGCGCTTCGAGCAACACCTACTTTTGTGGACATTACCCTCTACATCACAGCAACAGATCTATCCCTAAGCACGACTCAATGGGAAACAGTCATTCCTAGTTCATTAGCTTGGACAGGCGTAAATGGTACACTTATCTGGAACAACGCGACAGGAGCACTAACTTAATGGCAACAACCCCGAACTTTAACTGGAGCACTCCAGACAATACAGGATTGGTTAAGAATGGTGCTCTGGACATTCGCACACTTGGTAACTCTATCGATTCCTCGATGGCAGATCTAAAGGGTGGCACTACTGGTCAGGTACTTGCTAAAGCATCTAACACAGACATGGACTTTTCATGGGTTGCGCAGGATGACAGCAACGCAATTCAGAACGCTATTGTGGATGCTAAGGGTGACATCATTGCAGCTACTGCAAACGACACTCCTGCTCGCCTAGCGGTAGGCACAAATAATCAAGTTCTTACAGCAGATTCAAGCACAGCCACAGGATTAAAGTGGGCAACACCTGCAACATCATCTAGCGGATTAACCTTGATTGCTCGTACTTCTTTCACAAGCGTTGCTGGTCAAGCCTTTGACAATGTATTCACTAGCACCTACAAGCAATACATGGTGGTAATAGAAAACATTTCAGCTGCAACAGCAGCAGATGACCTTCTTCTACAGTTACGCTATGCAGGCCCAACTACACAAGCCAGCGGTTATTATGGATCACTCAATTTTTCAACATGGAACGCTGCATTGACAACAACATTTAGTGCAAACTCAAGTGCAATGACTCTTGCTACTTCAACAGGTTCATCAACAGAACCATCAACGGCAACAATGTATTTTTCATTAGTAGGTAATTCGAATCAACTTGGCTCTTTCTATGGTCAAGTAATGACTGGGATAAACGAGTCACAGGGTACTTTTGGTGGCAGAGCTAGCGCATCTAGAACCTATACAGGATTTATCCTATCTTCATCATCAACAAACATCACTGGCACAGTATCTATCTACGGATTGGCAACAGCATAATGACAACTCAAATTGGTATTTACGATCATGCAACAGGTGAGCAGATTGTTCGTGAAATGACTGCTGAGGAATTAGCAGAGCGCGAGACACTCGCTAAAGCTGTTGCAGATGCTAAAGCAGCCGAGGAATCAGAGAAAGCGGCTAAGGCTGCTGAGAAGTCTGCGCTTCTAGAGAAGTTGGGCATCTCAGAAGATGAAGCAAAACTTTTACTTGGATGAAGGTCAAACTCAGTAAAACTGCTATCCAATTAAGAGAGCAGATTGATGACTCGTTCCCAGATCGTGACCGCGCATCGGATGGTTGGATCGGTGATACCCGACACGCTGCTCGCAAGTCAGATCATAATCCAGATGAGCAGGGCTGGGTTCGTGCCATTGATGTGGACAAAGACTTATTCAAGGGCGGTAAGCCAGACATCATGGGAGATCTTGCTGATCAGCTTCGTACCTTGTCCAAATCCAAGAAAGACAAGCGTATTAGTTACATCATTTACGATGGACGAATCTGCTCACGCATCCTCAACTGGAAGTGGCGCAAGTACACAGGGGCTAACAAACACACTAAGCACATGCATGTTAGCTTTAAGAAAGAAGCTGACAATGATGGTGCTTTTTTTCAAGTACCTATGTTAGGAGCATCTAATGGATAATCTATCAATCATCATTGCCGGAGCTTGTGGAGTTATTGCTATTCCTGTTCTACGCCAAGCGATTAAGTCTTACCGCGCTAAGAAATCTGTTGCAGACATCGTGGTTGATTCGATTGAAGCAGCCATTGATCAGGTTGAGAAGAAGTGACACAGTCTGACTTCTTCACCTTCTACATTGCTAGTCTAGGTGTGTTCGGTGGTCTTGCTGGTTATGTCATCACGCATCTGCTCAATGAGATCAAAAGACTCAACACGCGAGTGGATGAGATCTATAACATCTTGCTTGACAGGTAGCATTGTGCTATGGCAAGAAAACCCACTAAGGCATTAGAGGATCAAGGCTATTCCAAGCTCGATGCTTACTGCATTGGCTTGCATGAGTATTGGAAGTCATTACGCAAGGCTGGATTCACTGAAGGCATTGCGCTATTTATGATCACAGATGTTCCCTCTTACCCTCGCTGGATCTTGCCAGACCCAATCGAACCAGAGAAGCTGGGCGATTACGAGGACGATGAGGATGACGATTAAGCGAATTGTCGTAGTTTCGGACTTACAAGTTCCATACCATGACAGGGTTGCAACTCGTAACCTTGCTTCATTCATCAAGAAGTTTAAGCCAGATCAGGTTGTTACCATTGGTGATGAGATTGACCTACCACAGATAAGCAAGTGGGAAGAAGGGCGCATGGGCAGTTATGCTCAAACGCTCGATGATGACCGCAATGAGGCTGTTCAGCTGCTCTGGGATCTAGGCGTTACAGACTGCATCCGTAGCAATCACACAGATCGCCTGTATAACATCATCATGGCTAAAGTTCCTGCCTTTGGTGCATTGCCAGAACTACGCTTTGAGAAGTTTATGAAGTTCGATGAACTGGGTATCACCTTCCATAAGAACCCGATGCCTATTGCACCTAACTGGATTGCAGTGCATGGTGATCACACACCCATCAAGCCACAAGGGGGCTTATCAGCCCTAGAAGCGGCTCGTAGGCATGGAAAGAATGTCATCTCAGGACATACTCACAGAGCAGGGCGTTCAGCCTTCTCAGAGGCTTCTGGGGGGCGTATAGGGCGTGTCCTGCATGGTGTGGAGGTAGGCAATCTCATGGACTTTAAGCAAGCTGCTTACACAAAGGGAGTTGCTAACTGGCAACAGGCTTTCGCCATTATTTATGTTAACAAGGCTAAGGTTCAGGTTGATTTAATCAACATCGAGAAGGACGGCACATTCATTGTGGCTGGAAATTCCTACGGCAGACCTAGATAGACTCCTGGAGTTTGTTATCAAATCGTTACACAAATAAGCGCATTTTTGTCATGTAGCTGTGTCACACTAATACTGTAAGCGATCAAGGGCATCGCTACAGATAGGAAATAAAATGCAAGCAATTGCACCAGCAAAAGTGATCTTCTGTAATGTATGCGACAAGGCTACTTATGTGTCAGCTGTGGCTTATCACAGAGAAAACCCATGCCATGCTTCAATGATGGGCTGGGATTGCATGGAGTTCGAGGCAGAAGAGCAATTCTGTGGATGTGGTGCATAATGGCGAACACAGACAAGCTGCTTCTGATCTGCATCTTTGGCATGATTATAGGTTTTGTTATAGTTATCATAGATGTGCAAAAGACAGCTTATAAAAAGGGCGTACGCGATGGCTATCATCGAGGTCGCAGTTACAAGGGGCAGGAATGAGAGCCAATGAGATCCTCTTATCCGCCACAGACACTATCCGCGAGCGTGGTTTATCGTATGGTCACCCTTCAGATAACCTGCAACACACCGCAATGCTGCTCAGTGCATACCTACAGACACCGATCCATGACTATCAAGTCGCAGGGATCATGGTACTTGTCAAGCTTGCAAGGACTAATCAATCAGCCCAGCACATCGACAACTGGGTCGATCTATGCAGCTATGGCGCACTCGCTGGACAACTAGCCACAGAGGAGAACGAGCTTTATGTTTAACCTAGCCGATTACGAGACAGTAGAGGTGAGACTTGAAAAGTTTATTAAGGATTATCCAGATTTCCGTATTGCAACAGAGTTGGAAGTGGTCGAGGCAGATCGATACATTGTTAAGGCTTATCTTTACAAGGGGATTGGCGCAACTGTTGCGTGGGCAACAGGGTACGCTGAGGAAAAGATTACTGACCGAGGCGTTAATGCGACTTCAGCTCTGGAGAATTGCGAGACTTCGGCAATCGGCAGAGCACTTGCAAATGCAGGTTATGCTTCTAAAGGAAAAAGACCAAGCCGCGAGGAAATGAGCAAGGTTGTAGCTTCTAAGCCAGTCAAGCCACCGGTGGCAGAAGTCAAGGCAGATGATCAGGATTACTGGACAACTCCAGTAGGTGAATACAATAAAGTAGTCGATGCTCCAGTGACACTAGAGAAGGCTATGGAGAACATCGCAGCTGTAATGGGTACAGGTGAGGCACAAGAAGCACCATCATGCAAGCATGGACACATGGCGTGGCGCGAAGGCACAAAGAATAACAAGGCTTGGGGCGGTTACTTCTGCTCTGTAGTCAATCATCAAGGGGGCGAGCCTAAGTGCCCTACAGTCTGGTATTCACTTTCATCCAGTGGCAAGTTCGAGCCACAGAAGGCATGGGCTTAACATGGGTTATGTAGAGATCTATAACATTGAGAAAGATGGCGAATGGACAGACTTAGAGGATGTGCCTATGTATGACACGATCCGTTGTCAGCTGTGCAATGAACCGACACTAGCTAGTGACATCATCATCCCAGCTATAATCACAGATGGCAATCTAGTGGCAGGAACATGGCAATGCAGAAAGTGCCATGCAGTCAATGGATAAGGATGATCTGATTCATTACCTTTATGTAATTGCTATCTGTTTAGCTGCATGGTGCGGCTACTTAGCAGGAATACATAATGGCTAGTCAAGCAAGGAAACATAGAGGCTTCCGCACAGAGCGCGTAGTCGCACAGTACCTATCGACTGTGTGGAGTGGTGCAACTGTCGGAAGGGGTAGCGGTAAGGACATTGTCAATGTTCCCTTTGATGTTGAAGTCAAGGCACGATCAGGCTTTCAACCATTGGCTTACATAAAGCAATTAAAAGCTCGCACAGCTCTTTCGGGGGAATTGGGCTTTGGAGTGATACGACTAAACGGACAGGGTGAAGATGCGCGTGAGTATGCCGCCATCATCCGCTTAGAGGATCTCTTACCGCTACTCCAATTAAAGTATGGTCACATTACTAGCGAACCCACAGAAGCAGACATTGACCGCTGCA